GCGGAACAGGTACTAAGGGTTACTACTATGTTGTGGATGTCGCAGGAACAACCAACCTTGACGGCATTACCGATTGGCAAGTTGGTGATTGGGCAATCTTCAATGGCACAGTATGGCAAAAGGTTGACAATACCGATGCAGTCACCAGCGTAAACGGTCAAGTTGGCACAGTAGTGTTAACGACTACTAACATTGCTGAAGGCACAAACCTTTACTACACAGATACAAGAGCTAGAGCTGCTTTAAGTGCTGGAACTGGCATTAGCTACGCATCATCTACAGGCGTTATTACCAACTCTGCTCCTGACCAAACTGTTTCTTTAACTGCTGGTACAGGCATTAGCACTAGCGGAACATACCCTAATTTCACCATTACCAATACTGCCCCATCTTTGGGTGGTGATGTAGTTGGTCCAGCTTCTGCGACTGATAACGCTATTGCTCGTTTTGACACAACAACTGGCAAACTGATTCAGAACTCCGTAACTACGATTGATGACACAGGCAATGCTGCTGGCATCCTTTCTCAGCAATTTAGCAATGGTTCAGCAGTAACTTTGGCTGCTGGAAAGCTATGGTATGACGGCTCAACTGGTAGCTGGAACGCTGGCATGGGTGGTGGCAACATTACTCAGCAAATTGGAGAAGAAATCTTCATTTATGGCAAAGCTTCTGCTGCTATTACTGAAGGTCAATTAGTCTGTAAAACAGGAACAGTAGGTGCTTCAGGTGTCATTACCTTTGCCCCTTCTCCTGCAAACCTTACAGACAATGACGGCATTATTGGTGTTGCAACCGAAGATATTCCTATTAATGGTTTTGGTCGTATTACCTATTTTGGTCTTGTCCGAAACATTAATACAAGTGGCTCATCTTCAGGACAAACATGGGCAGATAACGATACCCTTTGGTACAACCCTGTTGGCGGTGGATTACTTACCAATGTCAAGCCTACAGCTCCTAACATTAAATTTGCAGTAGCTACCGTTATTAATGCTGGTTCAGGCGGTTCTGGTTCTATTCAAGTGTTGTTGCAACCTGGCACAGTTTTGGGTGGAACTGACTCCAATGTGCAAATTAACGGAGCAACAGCCGCACAAATCCTGACTTATGACTCAGGCAATCAGTATTGGAAAAACACTAGCCTAGCTTCAGGTACAGGCATTTCTACAAGCACCAATACAAACGGTACTTTGACTGTAAACAATACAGGCGTTACTTCAGCCGTAGCTGGAACAGGAATTAGCGTATCAGGTGCAACTGGCGCAGTTACTGTAACCAATACTGCTCCTGACCAAGTTGTAAGCATTACAGGCGCAGGAACTACTAGCGTAACTGGCACTTATCCTAACTTTACTGTTACTTCTAATGACCAGTATGTAGGTACTGTTACATCTGTAGCTGCATTAACTTTAGGCACAACTGGTACAGACCTTAGTTCTACAGTAGCCAATAGCACTACAACTCCAGTAATTACATTAAATGTACCAACCGCTTCAGCTACTAATCGTGGCGCTTTAAGTGCGGCTGATTGGTCTACATTTAACGGCAAAGCTAACGCATTTACCTACACAACTGGCTATATTCCTTACGGTCAAGGCACTACAACGCCTAATCAATCGGCTAGCTTAACCTTTGCAAGCTCGACTTTGACAGCTCCAATCGTTAGTGCAAGCAATGGATTGGTAGTAAACAGCAATACCGTATCTGCTAGTTACTCTATTCCTAGTGGCTCATCGGCTTCATCGGTTGGTCCAATGACCGTAGCTTCAGGGCAAACAGTAACCGTAGCTAGCGGAAGTCGCTGGGTCGTTCTCTAATGTTTCAAACAGCCTTTCAAGTCAATGCGTTTCAAAATGACGCATTTCAGATTGTCATTACTCCTGAACCAACAGGCACAAGGGGCGGTGATGGTTGGACTAAAGAGGAATGGAAACGAGCGCAAGCACTAGATAAGAAGCTAAGACTTGCTGAAGAAAAGCGTATTGCAGCTATTAAGGCTGACCAAGAAGCTCGTAGGGACTTTATTCGTGAACAAATTAGTCCTACACCAAAAGTCAGTAAGCGCAAACAAAATAAAGTAGAATCTGTAAGCGAAGAAAAGCAGTCAGAAATCGTTAAATACGATGCGTTGATTGCTAATCTTGAAAGACAGAAGCAAGACTTGTTAAATGCAGTATTGATTCGCCAGGCAAAAGAACGCTTAGAGCAAGAAATTGCAATACTCGAAGCCAAACGCTTAGCGGAACTTGATGATGAGGAAGCTATACTTTCGTTGTTTTTATAAGGAGAAGGGCGATTACTTGCCTAGAACATGACAGCATATAGAAGCTATAAAAAAGGTGTAGATTTACTACACATGGGGCATTACCAAGCTGGTTTTAGACTTTACGAGTTCCGTTGGCATCCATTAGTGATGCAAGCAACTGGCGAAAACTGGCAAAAATGGATAAAAGCCCCTAAATGGAACGGTGAACGGCTTATTGGCAAGCACATTACCGTACAAATGGAGCAAGGATTTGGAGACATTATCCAATTTGCTCGTTTTTTACCCATGTTAAAGGCTTGGGGCGCTAAAACTCTTAGTGTTATGTGCCATGAATCCATGATGCAACTGCTTGGAACGATGGATTGTATTGATTACATTTCCTGTTCTAAGACTGAAGGTCCACCATTAGAAGCAGATTACTGGATTGGCTCTATGTCACTTCCCCATTTTGCTACTTATGCCCCACCTTTTGTAAAACAGTCATTTCCTGTAACAACTAAGAAGATTGTTGGCTCAGAAGGCTATTTTGAGGCTAGACCATCCAATATTGAACGCAAAGTAGGCGTAAATTGGAGTGCCTCTAACGGTCCTTTGCACTACACAAAGTCTATTCCGCTAGAAACCATGCGTGGATTGGTAGGCGATGATGTCTATTCCCTTCATGTAGAGCTAGATGACATCTTTGACCCATTACCTAATGACGGATGGAAAAAGAACTTCTACAAAACAGCCTGTCACATGAAAGCGATGAAAGCCGTAGTAGCGCCTGATACGGCAACAGCACATTTAGCTGGGGCTTTAGGTGTTAAATGCTTCTTATTGCTACCTGACCATGATTACATCTGCTGGCGCTGGAAAAACGCCACTTGGTATGACTCAATCGTACCCTTACGCAAAGAAGAATGGCACTTATTACCATCACTTTTGGAGGACTTATGATTTGCCCTAAATGCGGATATACCGAAGGAAACCATGTAGAAGCCAAAAAGTCAGATAAAGAGCATTACTTGGAGTTTTGGGGATATACCCTAGGAACTCCTGAAGCTGAACAGGCATGGAAAGAAAAGCAAGAAATGACTCGTAGGGAAGCCCCTATGGTCATGTCTGATATTGAAGGCTATGTGTCACAGGTAGACGGCTCATGGATTAAGAGCCGTAGCCATCACCGTAGCCATCTAAAGCAGCACCGAATGATTGAGTTAGGCAATGACCCAATTATGAAGCACCCTGAAGCAAAACTAAGCAGAAAGTCTATGGAAGCAAGAAAGCGCCAAATTGCTGAATTGACCTATGCAAAACTTAAATAATCCGAAACCTTGGAGAAAACCATGTCAGAAGAACAATTAGACCGTAGAGAAGTATTAATGCAAGCTATGGAAGCTGCAGAAGAAGGCACTTTAGAGCCTGTAGAAGAAGCTCCTGCTGAACTTGAAGTAGTTGATGAAATTGCACAAGAAGCCGAAGAGCCTGTAGAAATTGAAGCTGCAGAAGATGAGCCTGAAGAAGAAGTTGAGGAAGTAGTAGAAGAACCAGCTATTCAAAGACCGTCTACATGGAAAAAAGAGTATTTGCCTATTTGGGACAAGCTGACACAAGGTGAACAATTAACTAAGGAAGAGTCCATCAAGTTAGCTCAATATTCCAATCAAAGGGAATCGGAATACAAGAAAGGCGTAAGCACTTACAAAGCTGAAGCAGACCGAGCAAAAGCGTATGAACAAGCTGTAGCGCCTTATGCACAAGATTTGCAAAAGCGTGGAATTAATCCTGAACAATACATTACTAACTTGGCTAGAGCAGACCAACTTCTGACTAATGCTCCAATGGAGCAAAAAGTTCAAATATTTCAGCGACTTGCACAAGAATATGGCGTACAATTAAACAACAACAGTATTGCACCTATGCAAGTAGATGCTTATACTCAACAACTGATGAACCAGTTAAATCAGGTAAATCAGGAAGTTTCATCCATTAAAGGTCGTTTTGCCCAAGAGGAAAATGAACGCTTGATGAATGAAATTGAAAGAGTTCGTAGTGATGTGGAGAAGTTTCCACATTTTGATGTGGTAAGGGAAGAAATGGCTCAACTACTTGAGCTAGGGAAAGCCCAAGACCTAGAAACGGCTTACAAGAAAGCTGTGCGGATGAATGATGATGTATGGGCGTTGGAACAGGAAAGACTCCTGAAAAATGCCAAACAATCAGCAATCAAATCACAGCAAGTAGCGAAAGCTAAGGCTGCTGCAGTAAGTCCTCGTTCCGTTACACCTAGCGGAAAAGTGGCTGACACAGGAGATAAAAAGGATAGACGGACATTGTTAGCCGAACAAATGGGCGAAGCATTGAGCCGTAGGGTTTAACTAGCCAATTTTGGCGATTTTTTAACTAAGGATATATCATGGCATTCGCTAACTCAGCAATTACCGATATCATCGCTACCACTATTCAAAGTCGTAGCGGCGAATTGGCAGACAACTTAACACAAAACAACGCAATTCTTACACGACTAAACCAAAAGGGTAATGTCCGTCCGTTCAGCGGCGGTAATGTCATCCTTGAGGAAGTGATGTATAACGACCCGTTAATTGCTGGCGGCTTTTTGCATTAAAACGCAAATCGAATAATTTTCTCTGATTGACTTGGAACTCCAGTAGTGGACAACAGGGCGCAAGCGAAAGCAGCGTGAACGACTAAGTGAGAAAACACCTGAAAAGGTGGTGCGATAGTCTGAACTAGGATATAACTAAAGTTAGCAGAAGTCCTAGAGTTTGAGTCGAAGAACTTGAACCGCCAGAAATGGTCAGTAAGCGAAAGCTGAAGTAACAGAATGCAACAAATAACGCTAACAGCTATAGTGGCTATGAAGTGCTTAACATTTCTCCAGATAGCCCAATCTCTGCTGCTCAATACAAAATTGCGCAATATGCAGACAGCGTTACTATGTCAGGTTTGGAAATGTTGCAAAACAGCTCTAAAGAAGCAATCATCGACTTGTTAGATGGTCGTATGCAAGTTTCTGAAGCTCGTTTGCTCAACCGTATTTCAGGTGACTTGTACGGTGACGGCACAGGCAACGGTGGTAAGAACCTTGATGGTCTTGGCGCTGCTGTTTCTGCTACTCCAACAACAGGTACATACGGTGGTATCAATCGTGCTAACTGGACATTCTGGCAGAACCAAGTAACTACAGGCGTTACAACAACTCCTGCAACTACTAACATTCTTGCTAAGATGACTGAAGCTGCTATCAAGCAGATTCGTGGCACAGACAAGGCTGACCTTATCGTAGCTGGTAACACAATGTATCAGTTGTATGTAAATAGCCTGCAAGCTATTCAGCGTATTGCTTCTGAGGAATCAGGCGCAAGCGGTTTCGCTTCTTTGAAGTTCTACGGTGGCGGTACTTCTGCTGATGTGGTACTTGGTGGCGGTTATGGTTCACAAGAAACAGCTACATATATGTACCTGTTGAACACTAACTACATCTTCTTACGTCCTCATAAAGAGCGTAACTTTGTACCTATCGGTGGTGAGCGCCAAGCTATCAACCAAGATGCAATTGTTAAATTGTACGGCTGGGCTGGTAACTTGACTACTTCCAATAGCTTCTTGCAAGGTATCTTGACAACCTAATAGATTGGGCGCAAGCCCTTTCTATTTAACAGTCTATTTAACATATTAAGGAAATAATCATGGCATATTCAACTTTACCCATCGCTGGTATTGACCTAGAAGTAGTTCAAACAGCAGCAGAAATCGCAGTAAATGGCGAACCTGCAAACTTTGGTCCACTCGGTACACAGACTTTCGCTTCTGATGGTTTGCGTTATGTTTGGGCAAAAGCAGCAGCTACTATCGCTCCATCCACAACAGTTTGCAACATCGACACTACAGCTTTCACAGTTGCAGCTACAGGTGGCGCTTACATTTCACCAGCCGTTTCAATGGTTTCAGGTGACTATGGTTGGTTCGGAAAAGCTTCTGTTTAATCAGTAACTTGTAGTATCCTAGGGACTGTCCTCAAAAGGGGCAGTCCTTTTTCTTTTAATAACCCAAACTACTTTGGAGATTTAAATGGCACTTCCATCCGATGATATGGGCGCAGATTCACGCCTAGCAGTAACTTTCTACAAACGCTCAGTAAAGCAAGAAGATGAATCCTTAGCTGCTGGCAGACCAATATTTAAAGACTTTGACTTTGTTCGTATTTGTGTTCCGGGCGATACTTTGACCGAAATTGACACATACGCTAACGAATCTCATAAGCAGCGATTCCCACGCCAATGGGCTTACTACCAAAATCAGGTAGGCAGCCAAGAGCAAATCGTTGGCACTCCTATTGAGGAATGGACTATTATTAGCCGTTCCCAAGCTGAGGAGCTAAAAGGCATTAAGTTCCAAACCGTTGAAGCGGTAGCCAATGCTTCTGACCAACAATTACAGCGTATTGGCATGATTGCTGGTATGAATCCTTACACTTTCCGAGACAAAGCTAAAGCCTTCCTAAACTTAGCGGATAAAGTTGGTGAAACTAACCAGCGTGAAGCTGAATTAGAAGCCCTACGCAAAGAAAACGAAGCTTTAAAAGCGGAATCGGATGCCAAGTTAGCCAAACAACAAGCGCAGATTGATGCGTTGATGGCGATGATGGCTGAAAAGAAACCAAGAGCTAAAAAGAAAGAAGAAGTGACTGAATAAAATTAGGGGCATTACGCCCCTTTTTTGTATATAATTGGACAAAGCCAACTACTTGGCTAATCTCCAAGTAAAGGTGAATCTATGTCCCAAACAATGTTGCAGTTGGTTCAGCAAACAGCAGCCGAACTCAACTTAGCCGTTCCTACCTATGTAGCTGGTAATACATCACAAGATGTTCAGCAAATCCTTGCCCTAATGAATGGTGCAGGTTACGACTTAGTTAAAGAATACGATTGGCAAGCCCTTCAGGTTCAGTATCGCTTTTATACACAAGCGATTAATACCAATGGAACTACTGTAAATGGCTCTACAACCCTGCAAATTGAAGCTGGCGTAGACATTACTGCTGTTGACAGACAATGGCAGATTACTGGCAATAACATTAATCAAGATACCAATGTAGTATCTGTAGCTGGTCAAACCATTACTATGAGCCAAATGGCTTCAGGAACAGGCACAGGCGCAGTTGTTTTAGCTCAAACTGCCTATGATTTGCCACCTGACTTTGAACGCATTACAAACCGTACTCAATGGGACAAAACTAAGCATTGGGAAGCTCTTGGACCTGAAGATGCACAGCAATGGCAATGGTTAAAGTCCGGTTATATTTCAACTGGTCCTCGTATTCGCTGGCGTATCTTGGGCGGTAAGTTCCAAATTTGGCCCGTAATGAATACGCAAGAGTATTTAGGCTGGGAATACCGTTCTAAAGCATGGGCGCAAACATCTGTTGGAGTGCCAATTAATCAGTTTAGCGCTGATACTGACACTACATTCTTTGATGACCGTTTAATGGTTTTAGCTACAAAGCTCAAGTATTTCCAAGTGAAATCCTTTGATACAACAGCTTTACAGCAAGACTATTTCCGCTATTTGAATGTGGCAAAAGCTCAAGATAAAGGCGCTCCTAACCTGTCATTTGCTCCTTATCCTTCCAAGGTTCTTATTGGTTACGCCAATATTCCTGATACAGGGTATGGTTCATAATGCAACCCAAAGTCCGCACAGCTACTACAACTAGCTTGCCTTCTCCTATTGGGGGCTGGAATGCTAGGGATTCGTTAGCCAATATGCAGCCAACCGATGCTGTCACTTTGGTTAATTTCTATGCAACTCCTACTGATGTGACGCTAAGAAAGGGCTATACAAAGTCCTCTACTGGTATTTCAGGTGGCGTAAAAACGCTAATGAACTACAGCGATACAAGCTTAGATGATGGTTATAGACTATTTGCAGTAGCTCAAGACACTATTTACGATGCTAAACCTGCCGTAGCAGTACCGTTTTTTAGCGGAATTAGCGATGACCAACTGCAATTTGTTAATTTAACCAATCAAGCAGGTCACTTTTTGGTGGCTTGTAATGGCGTTGACCCTGTAATGATTTTTAACGGTAGCTATTGGTATTACTTAGCTACTACAGAAACTGCACAAACAATCAGCAGTATTAGCCATTTAAGCACTACAGCTCTTGTAACTACTGCAGCTCCTCATGGTTTGGTTTCAGGCAATCGAGTAGTTGTTTCAGGTGCTTCTCCTGCTGAATATAACGGTGACTTTGTTGTAGAAGTGATTAATTCAACTCAGTTTGAATACACAATGGACACTACGCCAGCGACTAACGCTACTGTAGTAGGTTCATACACAGTTACAGGCATTACAGGCGTAGATTCAAGCACATTTATTAATGTGAACTTGTTTAAAAACCGTCTTTACTTTACTCAAAAAGACACATTAGCTTGCTGGTATTTAGATACTGACGCTATTTCAGGCGCTGCTTCACCACTTTATTTTGGTGGAATTGCTCGTAATGGCGGTTATTTACAGGCTATGGGAACATGGACTATTGATGCTGGACAAGGCGTGGATGACTATGCCGTATTCGTTACCAGCATGGGTGAAGTTATTGTTTATAACGGCACAGACCCTGATACTGCAGATACTTGGGCGTTAAAAGGTGTATGGCAACTAGGTCAAACATTCACTCGTAGATGCTTCTTTAAATGGGCTGGAGACTTATTGTTATTGACTCAAGACGGATTAGTTCCGCTTGCTGCATCTTTGCAATCTAGCCGTTTAGACCCTAGAGTTAATCTGACAGACAAGATTTTCTACGCAGTTTCTCAAGCTGCTACTCAATACTATGCTTTAGATGGCTGGCAAATTAACTATTACGCTAGTGAAAATATGCTGATTTTGTCTATTCCTACAGGGACAGGCATGGAACAGTATGTAATGAACACCATTACTAAATCATGGTCACGCTTTACAGGCATTCAGGCTTATTGCTGGGAAGTCTCAGGCGATGCTGATATGCACTTTGGTGGAGACGGATTTGTAGGCAAGTTCTACGATACCAATGCTGATGCTGGTACAAACATCTATGCTACAGCGCAGCAAGCCTATTCTTATTTTGATTCTCCGGGTCAATTAAAACGCTTTACCCTAGTACGCCCTATTCTCCAGACAGATAACGGCTTACCGACTGTTTTATGCGGAATTAGCGTGGATTTTGACACCGTACCATTGACTAACCAAATAGCATTTAATCCTAATATCAATCAAATTGGTCGTTGGGATGTAGCCACATGGGATGGCGCTAACTGGGGCGGTGGATTAGTAACTACTAAGATTTGGCAGGGCGTAACAGGTCTAGGATTTGCAGGCTCAGTCAACATAAATGTGGCATCACAAGGTATTGAGCTTCATTGGGCTTCTACAGATTATGTAATGGAGCGTGGAGGAGTGCTTTGATTGTTACTGACAATCAACCGTACATATTGGATTGGGCATCAAAAGTTTTAGATTTACAGTTTTCTAGCGATGCGGTGGCTATAGGTCAAGCAATCAATGGTGAACTAAGAGCAGCAGTTGTTTATTGCAATTTCCAAGGCAAGTCCTGTCAAACGCATATTTGTTCGACAGGGCAAAATTGGATGAGTAAAAGTTTTTTATGGGCGATTTTTGACTATCCCTTTGAAAAGTTAAAACTCAAGGTTATACTAGGCGTAATTGCAGGGAATAATGAAAAGTCCCTAAGATTAAGCCGACACCTTGGTTTTAAAGAGATAGCCAAAATTCCTGATGCCCATAAAGATGGGGATATGGTAATTATGACTATGAAGCCTGATGAATGCAGATGGCTTAATTTAGGAGCAAGAAAATGGGTGCAGGACTTAATTCGGTAGTAAATTCAGCAGATACAACTACTGCCAAACAAATATTGCCGGGATATACAGGAACATCCGCTTCAGGCGGTCTTGCTGCTCCTGCAACCAGTTCTGCTACTCCAGTTCAAAATTCTCCTTATGGGTATGGTAACTTTCCGTTAAATCAATATCCGGGTGGATTTAACAGCACAAATTATAACGCTGCATTACAGATTCAGCCGGGTGATTCTGACTATACAAAAGCTGCTAAAACTCAGGCTCAAGGCAATTTGGCAACTGCTCAAGCGGCTGCTACTGCTAACCGAGTAAACCAGATTAACCCGTATGGTAGCGTTCAATACTACCAATCTGGCGTTGATTCAAGTGGCAACCCTATTTGGTCATCCGCTTCTACATTATCACCTGAGCAACAACAGCTTTTAAACCTGCAAAACCAACAAAGCCTTGCTTTAGGTAATGTAGGAACACAGATGTTAGGCAATATTGCTAACACTTACAGCCAGCCATTTAATCCACAAGCAGGAGCAATCCAGCAAGGTTTGGATTATCAAGGAATGAGGGGCTGGGACAAAGCTTCTCAACTGCTTAATCAGCGTTTAGCTCCACAGATTAAACAACAGCAAGAAGCAATGGATGTTAAGTTGGCTCAACAAGGCGTTGTTCCGGGAACTGAAGCCTATAACAGAGCGCAAATGCAACTTGCTCAACAACAGAACGACCTTAGAACTCAAGCTGAAATTGCTGCTCAAGGCGTTCAGCAGAACTTGTTTGGTCAGTCTTTACAAGGCGGTCAGTTTGCAAACCAAGCTCAACAGCAGGCTTACAACCAAGCTTTGCAAAACTACAACTTGCCATTGCAGACTTTAAATTCATTGCGTCAAGGTTCACAGGTACAAAATCCATCATTTATGGGTGTAAATCAGCAAGCTACAACTGCTGGTCCTGATACTTTGGCTGCTTATCAAGCTCAACAACAAGCTGAAATTGCTCGTCAAAACCAACAAGCTGCTCAATCTTCCAACCTGCAATCAGGTTTATTTGGTTTAGGTGGCTCATTAATTACAGGCTTGTCTAATACTGCAGGCGGTTTAATAGGCGGTGTTGGAAATGTTGTAAGTAGTGCAGGTAACGCTATTAGCAACGCAGTAAGCGGACTTGGTAAGATGTTCTCAGACATTCAGATGAAAGAAAATGTCACTCAAGTAGGCACAACTCCTGCTGGTTTAGGCATCTACGAGTTTGAATACAAACCTGAATACAAAGATATGGCTGGTCATGGCAAGCAAATTGGTGTTATGGCTCAAGAAGTTGAACAAGTCATTCCTGACGCTGTTTCTGTAGCTAATAACGGCTTCAAGATGGTTGATTATGGAAAAGTAAAATGAACTTTGACTGGTTAGATGACTCACTTTGGAAGCCTATTGGCAAAGGTTTATCAGAAGTTGATACTTTTGTTAAGCGTGAAATGCCTTTTGATATGGGCTGGGGCGCTCCTGCTGCAGTAGCCGCAGCTATAGCAGCTCCTCAAATTCTTCCTTATTTTGCTGGTGCTGGTGAATCTGCTGCAGGATTAAGTGGACTTGAAGGCATGGCTGGAGCTGGCGGCTTAACAGAAGGCTTAACTCAAGGCGGTTCTATTTTTGTTGACCCTACTGTTGCTGGATATGGCGAAGGTTTATCAGGTTTAGGATTTGACACAGCAGCAGAACAGGCTGCCATTGCAAACTCAGGCGGTTTATTTAGTGGCGCTGATTTAGGCGGCATGACAGGCAACGAATACATTAATAGCCAATTAGCAGGATTAGGAACAGACGGCTTGACTCAAGGTGGCGCTATTTATGTAGACCCGACAGTTGCTGGTTACGGAGAAAATTTATCTTCTATACCCGGCTATGGATTTGATACTGCTGCAGAACAACAAGCAATGATGGATTCAGGTGGCGCATTTAGCTCTGGTGCTTATGATTTGCCTACTATGGATATTAATCCAGCTACAGGAATGCCTTGGGAATCTACAGGAAGCGGCTACGCAGGCGGCGCTGCTGACCAATACGGCACATCTATTGATGACTTTTTAAAAGAAAAAGGCTTAGTTGGTAAAGAAAAAGGTTTAGAGTACGGCAAGTTGTTAGCTTCTGCATTAAAAGGAATGGGCGGTCAAAAGAAAATCCGCTACTCCTCAGCAATATGTAATGCAACAGCTACAAAACAGAAATCAACAACAGCAACAAGTTCAAAATAATGTAAACCAGCTTGGAATGCCTGTCATTCCTACACAGGGTATTGTGCAAGAGCCAAATATGGCATTAGCTCAACAGTTGCGTAGAAGCAGATATTAAACGGAAAAATCATGGCAAATCCCTACATTAATTCTCCTACAATGACTGACGCTTCTATTGCGTCTACTAATCCTGAAATTATCGGATTAGACCGTAGAAAGAAAATGGCTGAATTATTGGCAGCACAAGGCATGGAAGGTCAGCCACAAGGTCAAATGATTAGCGGTTACTATGTGGCTCCATCATGGGCGCAGCGTCTTAATCCTGTATTAAGTGGCGTTATTGGTCAATCTCAATTACGAGATGTTGAAACAGAACAAGCTGCTTTGGCTGAGGCATTGCGTAAGAAAGAAGGCGAAGATTTAGCCAACTTTTACAAAAACTTGTATGGTCAAGCTGGTACTGCTGATGTTGTGCCACAAGGTCAAACATTGCGTGACGATGAAGGCAACCTTACTTATGGCGCACAAGCTGGTATGGCGGCTGTTCCTGCTAATCCACAAGCTGCTTTTGAGATTGCTACAAGGACATCTTCTCCATTAGTAAGAGCGCAATTAGCTGAAATGCTAAAAGGTCAAAAAGTTGGAGAAGGCGAAAAAGTATATAGCTATAACCCAATGACAGGCAAAAGAGAAATAGTTGCCGAAGGTGGCGAAAAGTTCCAAAGACCGATTGAAGTTCCTACAGGAAATGGAACACAGCTATTAGATGCTCGTACTTTAAAACCAGTAGGTTTTGTTCCTAAAGTTAAAGGCGAAGGGGAAGCGGTTAATCCTCAAGAAGCTCCTTTGCGTAATCAATTTTTGGGTCAGATTCAGCCACACATTCAAATTAGTCAGGCTTACGCCAAGATTGAATCTGCTCCTGAAACGCCAGCAGGTGATATGTCAAGAATATTTGGCTACATGAAGCTGCTTGACCCAAGTTCTACAGTTAGAGAAGGCGAATACGCTTCTGCTGAAAATGCACGAGGCATTCCTGAAACTATACAAGCTAAATATAACAAGGCATTAAATGGCATTGGTTTAACTGATAAGCAAAGACAAGAGTTTATTCAGTCTGCTGGTGACATAGTAAACAGCCAAAAGAAACAATATGAACAACAAAAAGAATTCTTTACTAGCGTTGCTTTAAATGCAAAAGCCAATCCAAACAATGTAATTTTTGACCCATACAAGGGATTGGATGTTAAAACTACTCCTCCTAAAGCTGCTAAACCATCAGCAGCGCAACAGCTAAACATCCCTACTGGATGGGGCAAAGCTACGATAGTAGGTGGATAATGCCAACATATTCAATCTCTGCTCCTGACGGAAATACTTACAAAATTGAAGGACCTGCTGGGGCTACCCAAGAGCAGGTTCAAGCTGAAGTATTAAGACAAAATCCAAAGGCAGGTAAGCCATTGGAAAAAGGCAATATGTATACTCAGAGCGCTGAGGACATTCAGTATTCTCCTGAAGGCATACCTTTAAACACATCGTCTTATGGTTCTGCTCCTACAGGTTTAACTAAAGGTGTTCAAGAAGCTCTTACAAGCGCAACAGCATTGCCATTAAACATCGCTACAGGCGTTGCTAAAGTGCCTGCTGGCATTGGGCAAGCTGTTTCTAAGTTAATGGGTTCAAACGCTGGTGATGTTCCTGTAAACGCTATTAATCAGATTGAGCGTGGAACACAAGCTCAGATGGGCAATGTAGGGCGTGTAGCTTCTCAAGTTGGTAGCATGGCTGGTCAAGCTGCTCCATTTATGGGCGGTGGCACTATTGGCGTTATTCCTAGCTTGGCTCAAAGAATTGGTCAAGGCGCTAGAGCTGGCGTAGTTTCAGGATTGGCAACACCTGAAGAAACAG